TGCAGTTTCAGAATTAACTATTGAAAGGAGTAAATAATTATGAACGTATATAGTCATAAGGTGCTAGATATAATTGGCACTACAACTGAATTAGAAAATTTAGAAAATGAACTTATAGTTGAAGTTTCTAAATTAATTCGTGAACGTCTAGAAAATTCATCACTAGATTTTATTGGTGGTAATGATCTAGATATTTTAATTGATACAAATATTGATATTGAAAGTATTGTATCCAAAGCTTTAATTGAAAGGAAATTTAATGACTGATCAAATTGATATTGAAGAACTGATTGAAGAAAAAAATCAAGTAGGTGATGTTATATCTTTTAAGACTAACATCCCACCAAAATGGAATGTATCATTAGATGACTGTGGATATAAACAGTTGCCTAATGGTACTGAATTTGTACATGATGATGTACGCAATATTAAACTGTTTGAAGATGTTGGAACAGTTGAACCAACACCATTGTTTGTAGATAAACCCTTTGGTGTTGGCATGGGAACTATGCAAAAACTTGATAAGTATAGAGCTTTAATTTCAACGCATACAGGTGATGTTTTACAATGTCGCCCTATCTCTGATACTTACAAGCTTGTTAATCACTCTGAGATTTTTGAAAAGCAGGGAAACTATTTGCAGGAAAACTCTGATTTACCTTTAAACAATGTTGAAGTCATTGATCGAGTATTCGAGAATGGGAGACGTGCAACGAGAACTATACACTTTAACGATCTTAAAATGGACGTTGGACAAAATGATCTTGTTAAATGTCGTCTAGATGTTTTTAACTCTGTAGATATGTCATGGGCTTTTCAAGTCTTTAGTGGTGCGTATAGATCGCTATGCCAAAACACTCAAGTATTTGGTGGTGAAAAAGCATATCAACATAAACATATGCATACACAAAATTTAAATGTTGATGCTATGTTGACCAATGCACAAACAAGTTTACAAGCTTGGAATGAAAATAAAGAACAGATGATAGCTTGGAAACATTCGCCAATATCTGATCAAGAGTTTGCACAGTTTCTAACAAATACCTTGTGCAAAGTTGAACATGGTAGGGGTACACGTTTAGTTGCTGATACAACGCATAAAGTTAATAACAAGTTGCTCAACTTTATGGTGGATGTATTCCAAAAAGAAAGTCAAGATTGTGGACGTAATATGTGGTCTGCTTACAATGCTTTGACTTATTGGTCTACACATACTGACGCAAGCTATATTGATCGCAATGGCAAAGATCAGACACTAGGTGAAACCAAATCTAAACACACTGTACAATTACAACGACAAAGTAAAATACGTCAACTACTTGACACAGACGCTTGGCAAGAATTGGCAATGGTTGCCTAATGGGTTGGAGAGAGTTTTACTACATATATAAAATAGTAGTTGGATTAATTATTTTATGTATATTGTTTTTACTTGCCGTATGGTCAATTTAAAAACATAAACACAAATAAAAAAATTAAGGGGGTGTATTTACATTCCCTTTTTTTTATGCCTATATTCCTCCTGAAACAAAATAAAACCTTGAAAGGAAATAAAATGATAAAAAATATTAAAGTTTACAACATTAATGAAAGACCTAATCAATTTCTTATTGTCACACCAGACGCCCATTATTTTCAATCGTATGAAAGTTTAATTGCTATGAGAGATAATAAGGGAAAAATATATTTAGATATTAATTACTGGGATTATTCAACAACAACTGGAAAGTATAGAAATATATTTTTGAATGAAAATAAAAGTTTGACACAGAAAAAGATTAATGCAAATATCTATTCATTGGTTGATCTTAACAACTAATATTAAACTTAAATAACTTTGAAAGGGTTATAAAATGCAAAAAATTGTTAAAGTAAATAAATCAGAATTAGACAGAATGATTTTAACAGAAAATAAAGATCTTAATTTAATCTTTTTTTCAGTAAGAACTTTAAAGATGCAAATTGAGCAACTTGAAAAAATGCTAGAAAATCAGGGTATAGGTTATTATGGTACTGATAATAAACAAGTAACCTTAAAAGATTATATTATTGATGATCAAGATGAAATGATTTTTAAAACTGGTAAAAGGGATTATTAAGATGCATAATGATTTTACTAAGGATATTGTTCATTGTTCAGCTTGTAATAAAGGTCAAGAGAGATATTTGCACGTTCAAGAAAATAGTAAATATCTCTGTGTTGCTTGTTGGTTAAAAGATGCCAATAATTTTAGAGCAAATCAAAGAGTTCAAGAACAAGTTGAACAGTATCAGAAAGAATATCGAACTAAGTATTTTTCATCTCATTTTAAATAATATAAAATAATATTTTCCCCCAAACTAGCCCTCATATTAATTTATGGGGGCTTTTTTTATGCAATTAATAAATAATAATTAAATAATTGTATTTGTTATGATCTGCAAAATAAAAGCTATTTTTGGTCATACATCTATTGCATTTATAATTAATTACATGAAAAATTTATTATAAAAGTTTATACGCCTTATAGATGCATGGCGTTATTTAATGTTTTAATCTGAAGTTTTTATTTAAAGTTGAAATTGTATGCCTAGAATTATCAATGATAGTTCTGTCACCAAAAAGTAATAAAAATTGCGTATGTGCGTGCGTAAGGGTCACCCCCCTCCCCCCACATTTGCATGCAATCTGTCGGTAATTTTTATATTTTGTAGTTAATTGTATGATTAACGATGCAACTCTTTGAGTATACGCAATAAAAAACCCCACATGCAACGCAGCGGGGTACTCTCCTATACTAAGAACAGTTAATCTGCAGGGATACTCTATAGTACACCTCTGCAGGTACTACTGCATTGTACAGTCTGTACGCACTTTCGTCAACCCCCTTGACAAATTTTTTTTAGATTAGTATTATAAGTATGTATTACAGGTGCAAGATGTCACATTGGCACACTTTAACGCTTAATTTGCATCCAGTACGTAGGCTTACGCACCGTAATAATCGAGTTTACTATGAATTTACTACCTGAAAAGAGAAAATCTACCAAGATTTCAGAAAAAGAAGAGCTGTTCTTACAGAATTTGTTCAGTAATGGTGGATTTGTGGTCGCAGCAGCTGAAAATGCTGGTTACACGAAAGGTTCGGCAGGGTATTTGCGAAGCAAATTATCCGATGAGATCATCAGAAGGTCAAAGAACCTACTGGCTAGTGCTTCTGTAAAGGCTACAAACAAGTTAATTAGCTTAATTGACAGTCCACAGATAGAAAGAGGGGATGATCTGCGTCTAAAAGCAGCAGAATCGTTGTTAAATAGGGTAGGTTTGGGTAAAGAAGAGACACATAACCATAATGTACAGGCATTACACGGTGTAGTCCTGTTACCAGCTAAAAAGGGAGTAATAAATGGCTGAAGAAAATAAACCTAAGTATGTAGGTGGGTTAGTATCTGCATTATTTGATATTAGACAGCTAGATCCTCAGACAGAAAGTGATTTTGCTCGTAAGGATGCAGCACAAAGATTTTTACAATGGTATAGAAAAAACGATCCAGATGCACTAGCAAAGGCAGAAGAACAATACAAAAAAGATTATCCGTCATTAGGCAGAAAAATTATTAACAAAGTTATGGGCAAGCAATATGGTGGAGAAATAAAACGATATGCACAACCAAGAAAGGTAAATTGAGATGGTTGATAAAGCAGGACCAAAGCAATATAGTAAAAGACAAACTCAACAGCCACGTAAAGCAAAAATTAATGATCGAATGAAACTTGCTGAGAAAGCTTATGGTCTTGGAGCTGCTATGATTTTAGGTGCAGGAGCTTATGGAGCATATGAGGGTATAAAAATTAATAAATTTACAAGAGAACAAGATAAGCTACGTAGAAAAGCACATATGGAAAGATTTTTAAAAGCAAAAAAATCACGTAAGCCAGACATGATAGTTGATTAATGCCCTCACGTGGTCGCCCTAAAAAAGATCCTAATGCCCCTAAACAATCTTACAATGTATCGGCAATAGAACGAGCTAAACGAGCAACTCGTAAGAAACTTAGAGCCGAAAGAAAACAAGCTGAAAAGGCTGCAAAGAAAGTACAGAAACACAGACAAAATGCGAAACGTATTGAAAACACTGCAAAGAACCTTACTAACGGAACTTCAAAAGTTGTGGACTTGGGTGATGAACTCAATTCGTTACAACCTGTATCTGATCTGGTCGAAGATCAGGAAGTTATATTTAGACCTAACAATGGTCCTCAAGAAGAATTTCTATCTTCCTCTGAAGAAGATGTGTTATACGGTGGGGCTGCAGGAGGGGGCAAGTCTTTCGCTTTGCTTGTTGATCCTCTCCGTTATTGTCATAACCCTAATCATCGTGGTCTTCTCCTAAGAAGAACTCTTGATGAATTAACAGAACTGATTGACAAGTCAAGACAGCTATATCCGAAAGCTTTTCCAAAAGCTCACTTTAGAGAAGCAAAGTCTACATGGGTGTTTCCATCAGGAGCGACAATGTGGTTTACCTATCTGGACAGAGACAAAGATGTTACTCGATTTCAAGGTCAGGCTTTCAACTGGATTGGAATTGATGAGATAACGCAGTATCCTACACCGTATGTTTGGGATTACCTGCGTTCAAGGCTACGTACAACAGATGACGAACTTAGACCCTACATGTCAATGCGTTGTACTGGCAACCCCGGAGGAGTAGGTGGTTGGTGGATCAAGAAGATGTATATTGATCCATCTGATTTTAACAAGCCGTTTGCGGCCACAGATGTAGAATCAGGACAACAACTGTTATACCCAGAAGGGCATGAAAAAGCAAGGCAGCCGTTGTTCTACCGTAAATTTATTCCTGCACGGCTGACTGATAATCCCTATCTGATGCAAGATGGCAGATACGAAGCCATGCTCAGATCGCTCCCGGAAGTTGAACGGAAGAGACTTCTTGAAGGGGATTGGGATGTGGCAGAGGGAGCCGCCTTCCCAGAATTTAATAAATCAAAGCATGTAGTCGAACCATTTGAAATGCCGACTAACTGGCCCAGAATACGTGCAGCAGATTATGGATATGCAAGTCCATCTTGCGTACTATGGGGTGCAATTGATTGGGATGATAATATATGGATCTATCGTGAGTTGTATGTCAAACAGCATACAGCAGAGCAACTGGCTGATAAAATACTGGAAGTTGAACAGACAGATCCACAACCACACTATACTGTATTAGACTCATCCTGTTGGAACAAGACAGGCTTTGGTCCGTCAATAGCAGAAACAATGATGCGTTTGGGTGTTCGTTGGATACCATCTGATCGTAACAGGCTTCAGGGTAAAATGGAAGTACATAGGCGATTAGCAGATAACCCATTGACAACATTACCAAGAATCCGTATATTTAATACATGTAGTAATACTATTCGACAACTGGCAGGAATACCATTGTCTAAAACTAATTCAGAAGATGTTGACACAAAAGCCGAAGATCACGCATACGATGCTTTGCGTTATATGGTGATGTGCAGAACTTCTTCATATGTAGGCATACACAAAAGTTTAAATAACATAAAAGAACAAGTCTATCAACCACAAGATAGTACATTTGGATACTAAAAATGGCTGGAACAGCAACTCTAATAGCAAATAAACAATTTGATATAAATACAACAACTTTAAATCAATTTGCTGATTTGTATGTTGCTGAAGCTAATCTTAAAGATCCTCAAGTGTGGGCTGCTGAATTTAGAAGAAATCCTTTATTTAAAGACAGTTTAAAAATGACAGTCGGTGAGTATATGGATACAATTAGTAAAGGTACTAATCCATATGTTGTATTATATGATGAAGTTTCAGATAGATTTATAGATGAAGGTTTTAAAGGAAAAGAATTAGCAGATAAAATATCAAACGCTTTAACAGATATACGTTCTAAATTACAAGTATTAGAGGATAATCATAATAACAATGTTATAGTCAAAAGACTAGATAAAGAACAAGTTTTTGCTGTAAAAGAAGCTCCTAAATTAGTTAAAACTACTGGTAAAAAGGGAGTGGAATGGATCGATCCGTCAAAAATGGGGGAGCTTCAATATAAACTATTGCAACATGCAAAAAAGAATCCAGAAGATAGTGATAGAGTTCGTTTAGCATTTTTAGGATTGTACACAGGATTTAGACCTAATGAATTAGGTGTTTTAAACATAGGCGACATTACAAATTTAGAATCAAGTATGTTGCCCGGCATATCATTAGATCAAAGCCGTGTTAAAAATAAAAACTTAATGAATGTTGCGTTAAGTCCATCAGCGTATGCTATAATACAACAACAAATGGAAGCGTTACAAGCTGCAGGTATTGAAATAACAAAGGATACAAAACTTTTTGAAAATATACCTGAAGTTATGAAGTATGAGAATAATACACATAAACCAGATGCTGATAAAGCAATTAACAAAATTTTAAGTAAAATAAAAGTACCAAACATATCAGGGTTTTACGATAAATCAAAACCAAATAAAGATACAATTACCTCTTATGCCTTTAGACGATCTTATGGAACAGTTACTGGAAAAGGCTATTTAAATTTTAGTTATGATCAATCAGGAAGTGCAATTGGTAGACCTGCAGCAGAAGGTGCAATGCAAGCGGCATATGATAACCCACCTCCGGGTCAATTTGCAACCCTTAAAGCAGGACAAGTTCAAATGTCCGTGGCTGATTTTTACCAAAGATCATTTCAAAAGTTTGCTGGAATAGATATACCACCTAATTTTAAAATTGACCCAAATACTGATTTTATTAGAGTTGCTTTAGAAGGAAAAAAAATTAAATATGTTCCAGAAAAAGATTTTGATACAGTAACAGAGTATGTTGATCCCCAAACAGTTAAACAAGCACCAGAAAAAAAGAAAGCTGCTGGGGCAGGGATAAAAAAGAAAATAATTCAAACATGGGATGACATGCCCCCTCATTTAAAAAATATTTTTAAAGGGGGAGGTAAAGTTATGAGTTTTGCAGCACAAAAACTTGCTTCACCTGCGGCAGGAACTTTAGTTGGTATGGCGGCATACGAAGAAGCAATTGCACAAGGAACAAGTCAGCCAAGAGCTATAGCTAAAGCGGCAGCAATAGGAGCTACTGAGTTTTTACCAGTTTCTTTTACTGATGTAAAGGATACTGTCGGTTTTATAGATAAAAACAGAGAATTTTATGAGGAACAGCGTGGAACTGTAAATCGAGAAGCTTTGTTAAAATTACCTAAAAACCAACCTGAATATGGTACAGGTGAATTTACCACATATGATAATTTTTTAACTAAATAAACTAAAAGGAGAGAACTATGCCCGGCAATAATTATAATTACGGTGAAAGTTACATTATGAACTCAGATAAAACATCTATAAATGATCCAATGGGTTCTAATCAATTAAATAGAGAAAGTTTAGAGTTTGACACAAGAGCAGCGACAGACGTATTAACTCAAGATGCTCCAAAAAAACAAACTAAAACTACAGTTGATAATAGTGTATTTTCAATGGCTGCTGATAGACCAACAGGTAACTAATTGTGGCTAATGAAAATAAAACTCAAGCAATGTCTAGAGCATTTAATATGCTTAGGGGGATGGTAGCTCCCGGTAAAAATGCTGAGTTATCTAGAACATTTAATGTGATAAGAGGATTGGTTAGTCCAAAATTGGTTAGTCCAAAAACTAAAAAGAAAACTGGTGGCAAAATAACTAAAAAGAAAAAGTAACTTATGGAAGATAATTTTCTACAACCTGCTGATGATGAATCAGTACAAATAAATAACCCAGAAGAACAAATGCCCGGATTAGCTGGGCATATAAATGGGTTATTTAAAAGTTCTGAAGATGGTAGATACCAGCATGAACAAACATGGTTGCAAGCTTTTAAAAACTTTAGAGGTATCTATGATAGCACGACTCAATATAGAGAGTCTGAAAAATCTAGAGTTTTTATAAAAATAACAAAAACAAAAGTTTTAGCATCTTACGGACAACTTGTAGATATATTATTCAGTAATAAAAAATTTCCAATAGTTATAGAGCCAACCCCTATACCAGAAGGTATTGCAGATACGGCACATTTAAAAACACCATTAGATGAAGTCATAGATCCATATGGGTATGAGGGAGATGGTAGACAAGTACCATCAGGGATGTCTGATCCAGATGCTTTAGGAGAAAAGTACAAGAACTTACCTCTTGAAGAAGGGCCTTCAAAAGCTGGAGAACCACAAGTAACTCCAGCAAAAGAATCAGCCTTAAACATGGAAAAGCTTGTACATGATCAGCTTACTGATACAAATGCTGTAACAGTATTTAGAAATGCAATATTTGAATCAGCAATGTTAGGTACTGGTATAATTAAAGGACCTTTTAATCATTATAAAAGAATCCATAAATGGACAAAAGATGAAGAAGGTAGAAAAGTATACGAACCTTATGAAAAGATAGTTCCAAAACTTGAACATGTTTCTATTTGGGATTTTCATCCAGACCCAGCCGCAACAAGCATGAGTGACTGTGAATATGTCATAGAACGACATCGTTTTACAAGACAACAGCTACGTGCTTTAGTTAACAAACCTCATTTTGATGCAAGTGCTATTGAAGATGCTATAGCTAAAGGTCCTAATTATACTGATAAGTATTATGAAGATACAATTAGGGATGAAGACAATCAAGCTAGTTATAATCAAAGCAGATATGAAGTATTAGAATACTGGGGAGTTTTAGATGGGTACATGGCAAAACAAGTTGGACTTGATGTTGGGGAAATATCAGATTTAGATCAAGTTCAAATAAATGCATGGATATGTGGGTCATCTGTTCTTAGATGTGTTTTAAATCCGTTTACTCCTGCAAGAATACCTTATTGTGCTTTTCCATACGAAGTTAATCCATATCAACTATGGGGCATTGGTGTAGCAGAAAATATGGAAGATGCACAAATGTTAATGAATGGTCATATTCGTATGGCTATTGATAACTTAGCATTAGCAGGCAATCTTGTATTTGATGTAGACGAAGCAAGTTTAGTTCCCGGACAAAACATGGACATTTTTCCGGGCAAGATATTTAGAAGACAATCTGGTGTAACAGGAACAGCCATCAACGGATTGAAGTTTCCTAATACAGCAGGTGAAAACTTACAGATGTACCAGATAAGTCGTCAACTTGCAGATGAAGAAACTGGACTACCATCAATTATGCACGGACAGACAGGTGTATCAGGAACTGGTAGAACTGCTGCAGGGTTGTCAATGCTATTAGGTGGAGCATCATTATCCATCAAAACTGTTATAAAAAATATAGATGATTATTTACTTAAACCTATTGGTGAAGCATACTTTCAATGGAATATGCAATTTAATGAAACATCTCCAGAAATTGTAGGAGATTTAGAAATTAAACCAAATGGATCTACAGGAGTTATGCAGAAAGAAGTTAGAAGTCAACGACTAACAGCATTATTACAAACTGTAGCTAATCCTTTGTTAGCACCATTTATTAAACTACCTGCATTAATGAAAGAACTAGCAGTAGCTCAAGATATTGATCCAGATAAGTTAGTAAATGATGTAAACGAAGCTCAAATTTATGCACAAATGTTACAAGGACTCGCTAATGCTCAACAAGGAACAAGCCCAAATAATAGCCCCACTAATCAACAACCCCAAAATGTGGGAGGTGCTGGAAGCGTACCTAACAATGCTCAAGGAGCTGGTGGTGGGGGGAATGACGGTGGCTCAATCGGAGTCGGAGCTTCGCCAACTGCAGGGGAAACTGGCTTTACTGGAAATGCTCCTCAAGTTGAAGAATAACCATAAGGATGTAATAAAAAATGGCTGAAACACCAGTATATACACCAGATGAGTACACCGAAAGTTTTATTGATTTTGGTAGACCATTTAAAATAGATTTTGGTTCAACTGCACCAACAAGCACATCTTTAGCTAAAGATACTGGTATATCAAATATTATTGAACCACAAAAGCTTGATACAAATCCTGCAATAAATAAACTTATTGACCCAATGCATGATAGTTCTAATGATCTTAAAGTTTTTACATCGGCTGATACATTTAATATGACAAGTGATACAGCTTCTTTTGATAGTATGTTAAAAACAGCAGGATATGACGACACCTCTACAAATTCTCCATTTAATGCTAAAAACGTTGCTGCAAAAGGAATGGCAAGTATGATTCTTCCAGCAATAGGTGCGTTAGGAGTTGGTGGGGGGAAGTTAGGATTTGGTGCTAATTTGACAGGACCTACTGGAGAACAAGTATTTTCTGTAGGAAAATTAAGTGAAAATGAGTTGAAACGACACTATGATAATTTTTCAAAAGTACAACAAGCATATGGTGGTGGCATTTCTAATACTGGTGACGCACCGTTTGCAGGAAAGATAGATCACAGAAATACGTCTACTGGTTTTGCAATGACTATTGGAAACAACCACTTTTCACGAGATCCTGCAAAAATGCGATATGATGGCTTTAAAGGACACCTTTCATCTGATGATCACAATGCACATATGATGTTAAAATCTATGGAAGCGTTAAGTAAAGGATTAGATCCTAGAGGGTATAGACTTGATGGGCAAGGTATGGAAAATGTTGGTAATCTTGTTGTTTCTGTGCCAAAAGGCATGGGTGGGGTTACAGATGATGGGTACTTTACTTATGTTGCAAATAACGGTTTTGGACATACAAAGAGCAAATTAGGTGGGGGATCTTTAACAGGATCACTTGCAACTCAACTTGGTGTATCTAAAGACGATTTAATGACAGCTATGGAAATGGCTAGAAAAGATAAAAGTATGACGGTAACATTAGCATTGCAACAAATGGGAGCAACCTCTGCTACTACAAAACCTATAGTTTTAGCTTCAGATCAATCATCTGGTAGAAACACAGATGCTTTAGGAAATACAACTAATTTAAAATCAATGTCAGCCGTAGGAAATGTAGATCCTTTAGGTAGAGGAGATGTTAAATATGCGTTTGGTTCAGGTGTAGTTGACCCATCTCAATTAGGAAGAGAAAAATCAAAAGTTGAAAAAGAAATTGACGATGATTTTGAAGGTGGATTTTTTACAGGCATGAATAAAGGGGGTCAAGTAACACAAAAAATGCAAGAGGGTGGACAAGCACAACTCGTAGGTGGTGTTATGCCACAAGAAGTGTCTGAACAAGCAACTGTTGCTGATGATCAACCAAGACAGGTTGCAGATAATTCATTTGTGTTAAACGCTCCATCCGTTGAAGAAGTTGTTTTAAATCCTGATGCTATAAATGTTGCAGGAGTACAAGACGTAAGAAAAATGATACTAGATGCATACACCTTTGCAAAATCAAAAGGAATGTCAATAGGAAATGTTGATAGAGGATTGTATGAAGAATCTGTTGATGTTGCTTTGTCAAAAGGTGAGTTAGTTATACCTCCAGATTTAGTAAAAGTTATTGGTCTTGATAGATTAAAAAAAATAAATAACAGAGGTAAAAAAGAAGTTTCCGAGAGGGCAAAAGAATCACCACCTCAACAATTACAAACAGGTGGAGAAGTAACTCTTGATTTAGATAGAAATATGAATCAAGGGTTTGCATAACAATCAGGCTACTTGCAATTAAGCACCCCCTGATACAACCGTAGCAGCCACCCATCGCCATGTGGCACTGCAATGAGGAGAGTAATAATGGCAAAACAAAAAGGGCATCGTGCCAATAAACCAAATGATAACAAAGGCACTATTAACGATGATAAACTTTACAAAGGTAATTATCGTGAAGAAGTGTACAAAGAGGAAGAAGACGAAGTAGAAGCAAAAACTGAAGAACAAGTTGACCCTGTTGAAGAAACAACAGCTACTCAACCAGTTGGAGAAAGCTTTGTTGAAAACAAACCAGAACACGATTATAAAAAACGTTATGATGATTTAAAACGTCATTATGATGCAAAAGTAAAAGAGTGGAAGGAATTAAGTCAGAAAACGGAGACTGCTGTAAAAACAGATATGTCTTCTCAAATGTCAGATTTTCGTGAAAAATATCCTGATGTGTATTCTGCTGTAGAAGAAATATCTTCTTCAAAAGCAGAGTCTCAAATATCTTTATTAAAAGAAGAAATTGAAGCACTGAAGAATAAAGAAAAAGATCTTCAAAAAGAAAAAGCATATGAAGAACTTTTACGGCTACAACCTAAATTTGATACTATAAAATCTGATGAAAAGTTTTTAACATGGTTACAGAGTCAACCAGAATCTATATCAAATGGCATTTATAAGAATAATACAGATGCTCGCTGGGCTTCCAGAGTTATAGATTTATATATAGCAGATACTGGTAAGCCAAAACGAGAAGTCAAGAAAGCTGAAGACGCTGCAACGTCTGTTCAACCTTCTCAACCAAGAGAGGTAAACACAGGCAACAATAACAAAAAAGTATGGAAAGCTTCTGAAATTGAACGGATGAAACCGTGGGATTTTGAAAAATACGAAAAAGATATTGATGCTGCAAGAGTCGAAGGTAGAATTGATTTTTCATCTTAAATTTTAACAACTTTTAAGGAGAAAGCTCATGGCTTTTAATAGTGCGTCAGGTCATAATAACCTGCCTAGTGGTAATTTTACACCACAAATATTTAGCCAAAAAGTTTTAAAATTTTTCCGTAGAGCTTCGGTTGTAGAAGATATAACTAATACAGACTACTACGGTGAAATTGAAAACTTTGGCGACACCGTGAAGATTATCAAAGAACCAACACTTACGATTTCATCGTATGCAAGAGGTGCTGTGATTAATCCACAAGATTTGGCTGACGACCAAATCACAATGGTAGTCGATCAAGCAAATGCATTTGCATTTAAGATCGATGACATTGAAGAACGTCATTCACACGTAAACTTTGAAGCGTTAGCGACTTCATCAGGTGCGTTCTCATTAAAGAGAGCTTACGATGCTAGTGTTCTGCAAGTAATGGCAGACGGTGCTGGTATCACTGGTACTAATATTGGTACAGCAGGTTCTCCAGTTGACATTACAGGTTCTGGTAACGAAGACGTTGCTGTAAACTTGTTAATGACAATGGCAAGAGAATTAGATGATAATTCTGTTCCTGAAGAAAACCGTTGGTTCGTAGCACCTCCGATTTTCTATGAAAATGCTTTTAAAGCAGGTGCAAAGTTTGCTGAAGTGCAAGTAACTGGTGACGCTACTACACCTTTACGTAATGGTCTTGTTATGCAGGGCAACATTGCTGGGTTTAATTGTTACAAGTCTACAGCACTTAACAACTCTGGAACTGATGTCGTGACAATCAGTGGACAAGATACAACAAATGACTTTGTTGTTATGGCTGGTCACATGTCATCAACTGCTACAGCTTCGCATATTGCAAAGACAGAAGTTGTACGCTCAACTGAAACCTTTAGTGACATTGTACGTGGTCTTCACGTCTTCGGAAGAAAAGTCCTTAGACCAGAAGCACTTGCAGTTGGTGTCGTTAAAACAGACTAGTAGGGAGGATTAACTTATGGCTACTTATACCGTTACAGGTGCTGTTGCTGGTGTACCATTGGGCATCAAGCCACAGATTATCGAAGTCGTGTTAGACTTCTCTTCAACATCTTTGACTACTTCTGATTCAGTAGAAGTATTTGAAATGAAAGCAAATACATTAGTTCTTATGGCTGGTGTAGAAGTGTTAACCGTAGCATCAACTGGTTCTCCAGTTCTTGACTTAGGTGACGATGCTGATGATGATCTATATGTTGCAGCCTTAGATGGCACTGCTACAGGTCACGAAATCAATAATGCGGCAGGAACAGCAAAACTGTACACTGCGGCAGACACTATCGATTTGATTGCTAATACTGCAACATTCGATGGTAAGGTTCGTGTATTTGCAGTTATTGCAGAATTAGGCACTGCCGAAACTGCAGCAACATTTGCATAATTTATTTGGGGGCAGGGCAACTTGCCCCCTCTTACTATGAGTTAAATAATGCCATTAAAAAAAGGTAAAAGTCAAAAAACAATTGGTAAAAATATTCGCATGCTTAAAAAAGAAGGGCGACCTCAAAAGCAAGCAATAGCTATAGCACTATCAAAAGCAGGTAAAAATGGCAAGAAAACCAGATAACCAACCACCACGAACAAAAAAATATTATCGATCTACCAAGTCTGGTGCAGGTATGACTAAGGCAGGTGTAGCGAAATATAGACGAGATAACCCCGGAAGTAAACTTAAAACAGCCGTTACAGGTAAAGTTAAAAAGGGAAGTAAGGATGCCAAGCGTAGGAAATCATACTGTGCTAGATCTGCAGGACAGATGAAAAAGTTTCCTAAGGCGGCGAAAGACCCCAACAGCAGATTAAGACAAGCTAGAAGACGATGGAGATGTTAAATGGCGAGTAAACCTGATTATATAGACATTGATAAAGATGGTAACAAAACAGAATCAATGAAAACTGCTGCAAAGCAAGCAAAGATGAAAAAAGGTAGTAAAGTTAAACCTAAAAAAATGAGAGGTGGTGGTGGACTATACGCTAATATAGCCGCTAAGAAAAAAAGAATAGCCGCAGGAAGTGGCGAAAAAATGAGAAAGCCCGGATCTAAGGGTTCTCCAACAAAAGCAAATTTTAAAAGAGCAGCTCAAACTGCGAAGAAAAGATATGGTGGAGGTCTAAAAAGTGGCATCAAAAAAATCAAAAAAAAGTAAGGGTGCAACACCCAAAAACAAAGCCTTATACGCAAGAGTAAAAGCAGAAGCAAAACGTAAATTTAAAGTATACCCATCTGCATATGCAAACGCATGGTTAGTGCGTACCTATAAGAAAAGGGGTGGAACTTACGCATAATGGCTAAACCAAAAGGTGGACTAACAAAATGGTTCAAAGAAGATTGGCGAGATGTTAAGACTGGTAAGAAGTGTGGTAGATCTGGTAAGGAAAAGAAATCTAGACCGTATCCTGCATGTCGCCCTAAATCTGTAGCTGGAAGGATAAGCAAAGCAGAAGCACGAAAGAAGACAGGACCTAAGGCTGTAAAATGGTCTGTTACTGCTTCTGGAAGAAAACGCAATAAAACAAGGAGAAAAGCGTAGTGTGGATTCCAGTAATAACAATTTTATGGGCATTAGGTAGTGGTGCTACTTGGGTTAATTTTCCTATGGTTAATTTTCCCTTTACATCACAAGAAAGATGTTATCAATATATAGATCAAGTAAGAACAAGCACGATGAAAGATCCTCAATATCTTAACGGCTATAGTACCTGTGTCTATGTAGGAAAACCAATGGGAGAAAAGACATAATGTTTCAAGCATTGATAGGACCTATATCTGAACTTGCAGGATCATTTATGCAAGGTCAAATTAATAAACAAAAAGCAAAAGCAACACTTGCACAAACAAAAGCTGAAGCCGAAGCAGAAATAATGAAGACTGCGGCCACACATGATTCAAAGTGGGAAATCATTATGGCACAAGGCACTCAAAACAGTTTTAAAGACGAGCTTGTTACAATTGTTATATTGATTCCAACAATACTGGTTTTTATTCCGGGCATGGAAGACATAGTAAAAAATGGCTTTGCCAGACTTAACGAGTTACCAGAATGGTACACATATCTTTTATTTTTAACAGTAAGTGCCGCATTAGGCATAAGAGGATTAGATAAATGGCGAAAAAACAATTAACTAGTAGACAAAAAGCTACTATGAAAAGACATAGTAAACACCATACCAAGAAGCACATGAAGGCGATGACTAAGGACATGAAAAAAGGAAAAACGTTCGGTCAAGCACATAAGCGAGCTATGAAGAAAGTCGGAAAATAATGGCTTGTGACGTTTGTGATGGCGTTTGTAAATGTGGTGAAGATGATTTAATTCCTGATAAAATGGCTTATCAGGTAAACAAAAGAAGAATGGCATGGGTTTTAATTATTCTTATGGGTATTACTACTATCCTAACATTGGCATTTCCAGACAGGTTAGCAGAAGCAGAAAGTATCCTTATGACTCAGTATATATCGATGTGTGGTCTTGTGGGAGCTTATTTTGGTTTTAGTGCAATTAGTGGGAGAAGATAATGGAAACAATAATAGATAGATTGCGTGTTGAGTTAGAGATTGATGAAGGTTGTAAGTACCATATTTATTTAGATCATTTGGGGCTACCCACAGCAGGAATAGGGCATTTGCTCAAAGGCTCTGATCCAGAATATAACAAACCTGTAGGCACAATTGTAAGTAAAGAACGAGTCGATGAGTGGTTTGAACAGGACATTACGACCACAATACATGATTGTAAAAAAGTATTTGATGATTGGAACGCTATGAATGAAGAAGTAAAATTAATCATGGCAAATATGATGTTTAATCTCGGATACCCAAGATTTTGCAAATTTAAACTAATGATACAGGCTGTAAGAGATGGCGACCACATCGAAGCCGCAAATCAAATGAAACAGAGTAGATGGTACAAACAGGTAACAAACAGAGCAGAAAGACTGATAAGCCGAATGAAAGGTGTGGATTTACACAAGTAGAGTTTATTAAACAAAAAAACAGAGAAAGACACAATTTAGCTCTGTCTCAATATTTTAAACCAAGAGACAGGAAATTTAAAGGATATAAACATGCTTGACCCAATCACCCTATCTGCTGCTGTTAGTGGGGCAACAGCGGCATACAATGGCATAAAGAAAGCCATTATGATGGGTCGTGAGATTGAAGATTTAGGATCTCAATTGTCCACATGGATGTCGGCTGTAAGTGATGTAGATAACATTCACAAAAATGCAAACAGTCCTTCAACGTTTGATAAACTATTTAATGGCTCGATTGAACAAGTTGCAATGGAGTCTTTCGCAAGTAAAAAGAAACTTGCAAAACAAAGAGAAGAACTTAAAAATTTTTTAATAGCTAATTACGGCTTACAAGCATGGGATGATTTAATAAAAGAAGAAGGTCGTATTAGGCGAAGTAGAAGGGAAGCCGTGTATGCTAGAGAAGAAAGAAACAGACAGATACGAGACTATACCATCATAGGCATCGCATCACTTATAGGATGTGGAGCAATAGGATGGATGATATGGATAATAAGTCTTTCCGTTTAGCTTTACTCGCATTAGCTTTTGCTGTTTACATTTTCTTAGGAATAAGTGAAGCAAGAGGTGAAATGACGACTTGTAGGTTAGCAAGTCAAATACTGGGGAACGAACAACGTGTGTGTGTATTTATTGGAGCAAACAATACTCAATATAGAGAATACCTTCCGTATGATGCTGGAGAGTGTCCAAGAGAGTATCAATGCCCTTATAGACCGAATGAAAAACCCTTTGACATAAAGAGCGTTGTACGCAGTATAAAAGAACAGTTTACAAAATAGGACTACATCTGTATACTAAAATATGAAAACTTTTATAAAAGAAGCCCTTGAGTTTGCAATAAAAAAAGCAAAATCTGACCAACAGGTAAAAGAAATAAAAACTAATTTTCGTGATATATACAAAAGTATAATAAAGTTGAATAAAGATGACAAACGAACCAAGACGTTATCGTAATATATCACATGCTGTTACAACTACAGCTTTTGCTAGTCAAGATGTGTATACTTGTCCTGCAAACACAACAGCAATAATAAAAGAAATTATAGTAACAAATATAGATGGAACAAATAACGCAGATATAACATTAGCTTTACACGATAACTCTGCAAGTTCAGCAAAAGCATTTGTTTCTACAAAACAAGTTGATGCAGATACTTTTCTTAGACTTGATTCTGCAAACATTTATTTAGAAGCTTCTGATAAAATACAAGCACAGGCAAGTGCAGACAGCGATTTAAATCTGTTTTTATTTTTAGAAGAATACTATGACCCAAGTAGATAAGGAGAAATAATGGCAAAATCTAATTATTTAGAAAACAAAGTCATCGATCATTTTCTTGGCACGTCATCAACATCAGCCCCATCAAATGTATTTATGGCGTTGTTTACATCAAATCCAACAGATGCTAACAGTGGCACTGAGGTAAGTGGTAACGGTTATAGCAGACAAGTTATAACTTTTAATGCCGCTTCAAGTGGATCTGCAACAAATAGTTCAGCAGAAACATTTACAGCCAGTGGGGGTAACTTTGGAACAATTACCCATTTTGGGATATTTGATGCATCAACCAGTGGTAATTTATTATATCATGGTGCTTTGACAGATGACAAAGTTATTGAGGATGGTGACTCACTTGTTGTTGCAGCTGGTGCAATTACAATAACAGAGACTTAAACATGGCATTAGTAGTAGCTGATCGTGTAAAACAAACTGCGGCCACTATATCAGGCACAGGAACTTATACTCTTTCTGGAACTTTTACAGGTTTTCAAACGTTTACTGATGGTGTAGGAGATGGCAATACTACATACTATGCGGCTGTACAAGATGCTAACTTTGAAATAGGAATTGGCACATATACAGCTAGTAGTACAACTTTAGCACGTACAACTATTCTTCAAAGCTCCAACAATGACAACGCTGTTAACTGGTCTTCGGCTACCCCCACAATATTTTGTACTTACCCTGCTGATAAAGCAGTGTTTGAAGATGCAGATGGTCATGTATCTATACCACATGATTTGTTTATTGCAGGTGGTCTGATTGATCTTAAAAATGATGGTGGTGCTGTATCACAGATTAAGTTCTATTGTGAAAGTTCAAACGCTCACGCACAAACTCTTATTGGAGCGCCGCACTCGGAAAGTGCATCAAACACATTAACATTGCCAAGTTCTGGTGGTGATGCTAAGTTAGTGTCAACAACATCAACTGCAACTCTTACAAATAAAACACTTACAACTCCTACAATTAATGGTGCTACTATTGGTTCTGCTAATTTAGCTACTTCCAGTAATGGTGACATAAACTTTGCACCAAATGGCACAGGTAAGATTGTTGTGAGGGGTAATACTAATCAAGGTAAGATTGTACTTAACTGTGAGAGTAATAGTCACGGACAAACAATTATAGCTGCACCACATTCTGAAAGTGCTAACAATGTTCTTACATTGCCGAGTACAGGTGGTGATGCTAGACTTGTATCAACATCATCGACTGCTACCCTTACAAATAAAACAATTGATTCTGATAACAATACAATAACAAACATTGTTAATGCTGATATAAAATCTAGTGCAGCGATTGCTGATACTAAACTTGATACAATATCCACAGCAGGTAAAGTTGCCATCAGTGCATTAGATATTGATGGTGGAACAGATATAGGTGCTGCCCTTGCAGACTCAGATGAGATTATAGTTGACGATGGTGGGGGTGGCACAAACAGACGTTCTGACATGAGCCGTGTGAAAACATACATAGCTGACGTAACTCTTACAACAGCCGCACAAACTAATATTACATCATTAGGAACACTTACTGGATTAACTGTAAGTGGTGATGTGACTTTATCATCTACAGATTCTGGTTCAAGTGATGCACCAACATTAACTCTAAAAAGAGATAGTAGTAGCCCAGCAAATTTTGACAATCAAGGA